GCTTCATCTGGGTCAGCATTAATCCACTGAGTTCCGTTAAATTTTAAAACTTGTTGAGCCTCTGGCGAACTGATAACAACATCTGACAATCCATCAAGGGAGTTTGCCGTTGGAGCTACCCACTGAACACCTGTTCCAGTAGAAGTTAAAATATAACCATTCGAACCAGCACTACCACCTGCCGTTAATGAGCCAGTGAGAGTTGCATTACCAAGTGATGGTGATGTTAAAGTCTTGTTTGTTAAAGTCTGTGTTGCTCCCAGAGTAACAATACTCGTTGGAGCTACGATATTCGACAGTAAGGTATTGGCCATATGATTATTTAGGGTGTCTGGTTATGGAGTTACTGTTTGATTTCCATTAGGGTAATTGTAGATTTAGTTTGACCACTACCGTCACCATAAGAATAATAACTAGATGATGTGCCAGAAGTAATTTTTCTAAATTGTGTTTTATAGGTAACTGAAGAAGTGGTTGCAGGCGAATCTAAATGATTGAAATTACTTCTGTAGAATTCGTCTGTTTTATAAGCGGACCAACCTTCAACGATAATACTTGTTGAGTTCCTTAAAAGTTGTGTTTCACCACCAGAATTAGTCCCACTTCCATTATAAATTGTTTGCGAAACAATTACAAGTATTTTACTAGTACTTGAAGTTGGCGTAATTGACGCAGAAAGACCAGAATCTATAAAACTAGCAGAAGTTGTACTTGCTTGAGTTGAAAGAGTAACATTAACTACCTGAATCACAGAACCAACAGGCATTCCACTTGCAGGAACTCCAGTATCGCCACTTAAAATTAAAGCCATTACGCACCCCTCAAAAATGCAATGCTTGCGAAAGTTTCACCACCAGAAGTTACATATTTTGTTGAACCACTTTGTTGTGATACAAAAGATGTTAGTGTTTGTCCAGCAGTTAGATATAATAAATCAGACCCAGCTACTCCGTGAGCAGCTGCAGTGAAAGCAATTTGATATGCATTGGTGTAGGCGATAGAGCCATTTACTTTCCAATAAAAATTCCAATATCCAGAAATGTCACCACTCCAAGCAATAAAGCAATTAACTAAGTAATACCCAGTTACAGGAACTGTAAATGTACCACTAGAATATGCAGAAGCAGTATCAAACTGTTCTGTATTAAAAGAAATTTGCGTTTCTGTATTATTTGATACAGTTAAGTTAGTAGCCAATGCTCCACGAAACATAGGAGCAGCAATACCATTATACTGAAGCTGAACATTACCACTGTTGTCTGGTGTCATCACCAAACCAGAAGAAGTAGAAGCGTTGATTATTGCTGTCATTATGCTCCCCTTACCCAAGCAGCTGAAAAGTTATTCAAGTCAGGTCTACCTGTTAGAGTAGTTATATTTCCACCAGTATTTTGCCACAGATACATTTCAATATAATCAGTTGTTCCATTCAAATAGATAATACCATTCGCAGAAGAAGTAACATATCTTTCTGAACTTAAAGCTGATTGTCCACCTAAAGTGCTATTTCCATTTTTATAAACATAGCAAACAAAAATACCACTAGAACTGCTGTATGTCATTGTCATAGAAGCAGCAATTTGATAATAACCAGCAACAGTTGGAGTAAAGCGATAGTTAGTTGTATTATCGTAACAGTTATTTGTGTCGTATATTTCTTGTCCTACCTGAACTTTTACAGTAACGCCACTTGAAAATGATTGAGATGTATTTGGATACGCAGCAAACAGAGGTGCGCCAGCACACAATGTGCCAGAATTCGCAGCAAGCGTAATTGAAGTAGAACCAGCAATCGCAGGAGCCTGTAGTAAAACTGAACCTGAAGTATCACCAAGTAATAACAGCGAACTCATAGAATTGCCCACCTAGTTCCAGATTGAAGAGTAACAGTTACACCACTGGCAATTGACATTGGACCAGTAGAGGTCGCTGAAGTGCCAGTGTATAATGTTGTATTTTGTGTAATAGATTGCGTATTAACAACCATAGGAGAATTAATGGCAAGCCCAGTTGCCGATCCTGATCCTATCATTGTAGTTGGAATTGTTGTTAGACTCATGCTGTATAACTCCCTGATTGTAAAAACTTAAGAACAGTGTTACTTCCATCGGTGGTAATTACGGGAGCTCCTGTATATGTTCCTGAATAACTTGCAGTTGGGATAGAAAGAATAACAATTCCAGAACCACCAGCACCACCTACTCCAAAAGTTACACCACTAGTGTGGTATCCAGAGCCACCGCCACCGCCACCACCTGTGTTTGGAAAACCAGGCTCGCCAAATCCACCAAAATCTCTTGCGCCAGGAGGTGTACCTGTACCTCTACCACCGCCACCTGATCCACCAGTAGAGGTTCCTTGATTTTGATAAGGTCTAGCACCGCCACCACCGCCACCACCATAAGTGGAAGTTATACCACCAATTGTAATAGAAACTCCTGCGCCACCATTTCCTCCTGCTCCACCAGCACCATTGGCTCCATTACTACCCGCACCGCCTGCGCCACCGCCACCGCCAGCAGATCCAGAAGATGAACCGCAATTACCACCAGAGTTTCCTTGTCCAGAAGTACCAGATGCGCCAGAAGAAGATCCGCCATGACAGCCAGCACCGCCACCAGATCCGCCAGTTAAAGCAACACCAGTATCACCGCCACCGCCACCTCCACCTAAGGCAGTGATATTTCCAAATTTTGATGGGCTTCCTGGATTTGCGTAGTTAATTGAAAAAACACCTGCGCCACCTTGGCCAACTTCAATAGGATAAACAACACCCTTATAAACAGTTGTTGTACTGTTTAGAACACCGCCACCACCGCCACCGCCTGATGATGCACCGCCACCGCCACCAACAAGTAAATATGTAACTGTATATGAGTTGGCAGAAACACCATACTGAATCCAAGTTACACCATTATAATATTCTGGTTGATTTAAAGTAGTGTTAAATCCTGCTAAACCATTAACTGCTGTAGGTCTACCTGCTGTAGTCCAAGAAGGAAGTTGCAGTGAGCCATCAGTTCCAACTGCATTAGATCCAACTGCTGCTAAGTTTGCTGCTTTTGTCATTCTTTATCCTAAAAAGTATCCAGAAAAGTTTGTGTGGTTATCAGCTAAGTAAATGTTCGTACCACCACCATCAGAATTAAAATTGCAAGTAACATAATCCCCAGCAGCCAAAGATATTATTCCAGTGATTGAATGTGTATATACATCGCTTGATGATATGTATTGATACACTCTTACATCGGCTGCATTTTTATATAATCGCAATCTAGATGCATTACCACTAGCCTGTTTATATGCCTGTGCTCTAAAGAAATATATCCCTGCAACTGGAGCAGTAAATCTATATGTAGAAGTGCTATAATGACCTCCTACATTATATGTAGTGGAGTTCAAAGGCATAGGAGTATCTGTTGTAAATAATTGATTTCCAACTGTTCCATACGCATCAAAAGCTGGTTGATATGCTTTAGTTACACGACCTGAAGAATCAATAACCATTCTTTGTGTATTGCTAGAACCTGTACATAATGCCATCGTTGAATCTGCGCCACCACCATTAATAGACCATTGGTATGTGTTATTATTAGATGAGTATATTGAATTATATCGCGAACCAGTTGCATTGGTTGAATCAATATTTAAAGATGCTGCATAAACTCCACCATTGGCATTACTTATTCTAACTAGCGCATCTAGAGCACCTGTTTCATAAACATTTAATTTAGTGGCAGGAGAAGCAGTACCAATTCCAACTCGCTGTGAAGTATCAATAGTAACTGCTGTAGTTCCAGCAGATTGAAGTGTAAGTGCAGTAGATGATGGGCTTGTAATTGTAGGAACTGTTTCTGTTCCAGTAACAACTAAATTTCCACCGATAGTTCCACCTGATTGTGGTAGAGCATTCAATACACTTGACACTAAGAAACTCTCAGTAGTAATCAAGTCTCCACTAGTTGCTCCAGTTGCCAAAGTAACTGTTGTTCCATTACTTGCGGTAATATCAGCAGAACCAAGTCTAACACCATTGCGATAGACAGTGATAAATCCAGCAGTGTACGAAGGTGGAGTAAATGTTACTTGACCCGATGTCGCAGTAAATTCTGTAACTGTTCTGTAAGCTGTAGTTGTTACACCAGAAGCAGGGATACCAAGATAACGAGCAGAGATATTTCCTGTTCCACTTGGTGGAGCTGCTGAGAATGTTAGAGATGTTCCGCTAACACTATAAGTTGAAGGATCTTGAAGAACACCGAAAATCGCAACTAATACTGATGAGGTATTGGCAGGTGCCACTGACATTGTAAATACAGTTGTGCTAGCATCGCCTGAGAACGAATCAGTCAGGAATGCAATTTGTGTGGGTTGATTTCCGATGTATGACATTATCTACTTATTCTTGTGAATTAAGAGCTTCTTGTTCAGCTTGTAGTCTTGTTTGACGCTCGGCTGCAGATTCAATATTCGCCGCAAGAACGATATCTTCTTTGGTTCCAGTAATTGGTTGACCAGCTGCGAGTAATCTTTGAACTTCAGCGTTCACGATTTCTTCGATAGCAAGACGACAGCGTTCGTGTACTGCATTATCAATCCAATCTTGCTGTGATAATGCTACCACACCAAGTGCTTTGTTCTCAGCATCGCTAAGATTAATTGTATATGTTACTGACATTTTTATTTCCTTTTTAAAATTTAACCTAATAAACAACCCATAAATGTATTCATATTTGAACCGCCTCTTAAATACGATCCAGAATTTGCGCCAGCATAATAAATTACAAAATCAACTGCATCATTTGCGCTTAGTGAAACTATATATGAACCTGATATAGTGTTATAATTTGTTTTATTAAATGATTGTTGCATATTTTCGCTATATATACTACTATTAACTCTCATAGATAAGTTTACAAATGATGTACTTGTATCTTGCCCCATCATCATCCCAGCATAACTGAAATGATATACACCTGAAACAGGAGCAGTAAATGTATTTGTTGATAAATTAAATGCATTACCTATATTAAAAATGGCATTTGTCATATCAACTACTTGAGTACCAGTACTAGAAAAACTTTGATTAGAACCATTATATACTGCAAACGCTGGTTGTGATGGTGTAGTAACTCTACCACTACCATCAATCTGTAGTCTTACGGCAGCAGCGACATTGTCAAGAATTCGGAGCGATGGCGTAGATGTATTTCCATAAACATCAATACCCCATACTGAACTATTGTCGCTCGAACGACATAAATCAATTTGTGCGCCCTCGTTAGAACTATCAACTCTTCCAATCTTTAGTGGTGTTCCGCTGGAAGCAGCAACTCCAATACCAACAGCACCTGCAGTATAGCTGATATTATTACTGCTGTTTGTCCAAACTCCAACAGTTGAAGAGTCGATTGAGTTAGCGTCTATTTTACTGATTGGCATCGCTTATCCTAAAAATTAACCAATTAAATAACCATAAATCCAACTATGACCTGTATATATAATTGCACTATCAACACTAGACCTTTGCCTAAAAGAAACATAATCGTTTACATTCAATGACAGAAGAATAGTTGCAGAAACTGTTCTTGATTGTAGCGGATCTTTCATTCGCAGTTCTGGAATATCGTTACCAATAATAAATTGAGAACCATTTATAGTCCATGTGAATCTTGAGCCTGTATCTGTTGTGGCATTAGAAACCATAATTGTTGCGCCGAACTGATAAACTCCTGCTACAGGAGCAGTAAATCTATATGTAGAAGTGCTATAATGACCACCACGATTAAGATATGCCGAATCCATTGCTAAAGTGCTACCACTAGTAATAGTTATATCAGCAGAAGTGCCATATGATGCAACATAAGCTGGATTATATGGCATAGTCACACGACCACTAGTATCAATCAATAAAGCAGCAGTACCATCTTTAGCATTTGTTACGCCAGTTCCACTTATTGCGGACATATATGCAAACTTCATATTTCCACTATTATCTAATCCACTAAACCAACCAGTTGAACCACCCCTATTAAAAAGGATAGCAGCTTGATTATTTGCAGACTTTAAATGTAAATATGTATAATCGCTACCTTCTACAACTAATGGATCATTATATGGACCAAAGGTTCCAGATCCAGCACCTTTGGAATGAAGTTGCGAAATAGGAGAAGAAGTTCCAATACCGACTTTACCTGCAGTATAGTAAATATCAGAACTGCTAGTTGTCCACTGACTTGATGTTAGTGCTGCCCAACTATTATCACCACGCAAGTAATTCGAAGAACTTGGTGTTCCTGTTGCAGATAACTGAGTAAGTCCAACCGAAGCAGCAGCTGGTGTAACTATGTTTGTTTGTATAGTTGTATACTGAACCCAAATATTGTTTGTTCCACTTGGGGGAGCAGAGGTAAATGTCAGTGTAGTTCCAGAAACAGTGTATGCACTTGATGGATTCTGAATCACATTGGCGACGGCAACAATAATTTGCGCAGCGGAAACAACTGATACTGGCAAAGTAAATGCAACAGTGGATGCATCACCAGAGAAATAAGCAACCTGTGGTGCGTATTGTTGAACCGAAGAAGTGTTTCCGATATAACTCATATTAAGTAATCTGTAGAGCTGAGACAATTACATCCATTGAAGAAGATGCTGACGAAGCAACAGTCAAAGCATCACCTGTATTTAGAACTAATTTACCATCGGCTCCAAACAATGTTAGCGAACCACCGACAGGAATAGTTGCATCCTTCACGATGTAGTAATTTACTGACGAAGCAGTAATATACATGCTGGCAGTAATAGGGCTGGTAGTCGTATTTGATAACGAAGCACCGATTACTGTTGTTTGAGTAGATGAACCTGCAGTTACCAACACCGCTGGTGTCGACCCCACATTCTTCGCCGTAAATCTTGTAAATGTATTTGCCATTATATTTCCTTATCCTAGTGCAATTGCCATTGCGATTGCTGTTCCAGCTGGGTCAGCGTCCACTGTTACTGTAGCCCACTGAACACCTGATCCAGTAGTTTGTAAAAATTGTCCATTTGTTCCAGCTGAAGAATTTGCTGTTAATGTGCCAGTTACCACAGCACTTGAAAGTGTTTTATTTGTTAGCGTATCGGTAGTTGCTTTACCAACCAAAGTGTCAGTAGCAGCAGGTAAAGTTAATGTTCCTGAAGCAGCAGATGCAGCTTGAAGAGTAGTAGTTCCTGAAGAAGAACCAACATATTTAACTTTACTTAGTTGTAAAATATCATAAACTGCACTGGTAAAATCAACAGTGTCAGTTGGTTGTGCGCTAATATTACTGAATAATTTCCATACTCCAGAATCAGAAGCATCTCTTACTAAACCAGTATGGTAATCTGTTGATGACTGACGATAACCAGCATATAAACCAATATCTAAAATATCGGCTGTATTATTATCAGATAGAGAAATTAAAGTATCATCAATCTGAATAGTTGTTGAACTTAATGAACTTGCACCTTGAGCAAAAGTAATACTTCCATAAACAGAAAGATTATTATTGATTGTTGTAGTTCCACTATGGCCAATGTCGCCAATAGAAACAGTCGTTGCAGCTTCGCCGATTTTAACAGTAGTGGCAGTAGAATTGTATAGTGTTGCAGTAGTAGAAGAGGTAGTTATATCACCACCATTAACTGCTAAGTCTGAAGATACTGTAACTTTACCAGTTCCGTTTGGTGTTAAAGTTATATCTCCATTAGTGTCAGTTGATATAATCGTATTACCATTGAAATTTAAATTATCAACAGTAAGTTCAGTAATCCCAGCTAACGATGTAGATGTTGCTCCAAGAGCAACAGTCGTTGAGCCAATTGTCAATGAACTGTATGTCAATGAAGAATTGGCAATGTTGCTTAGTGTATTGTTTGCGCCACTAATTGTTTTATTTGTAAGAGTATCGGTAGTTGCTCGACCAACAAGAGTATCAGTACTGGTTGGTAATGTCAGTGTTCCAGTGTTAGTGATAGAAGCGATTACTGGAAACTCAAGAGTTTTATTCGTCAGAGTATCAGTTGTAGTTCTACCAACTAAAGTTTGATTTCCTGTTGGGAGTGTCAATGTTCCGCTATTGGTGATAGAACTAATAGTCGGAGTAGTAAGTGTTTTGTTTGTTAGAGTATCAACAGTGTCTCGACCAACTAAAGTGTCGGTGGCCACTGGTAATGTAATAGTTGCTGCTCCACTATTCGTGAGAATCGTTGCAATTCTAGGAGTTGTTAGAGTCTTATTAGTTAAAGTCTGAGTACCAGTAAGAGTAGCGACAGTTGAATCAATTGCGATTGTTCCACTGCTTGATATTGTTCCACCAGATAAACCAGTACCAGCTGTAATGGAAGTTACTGTTCCAGAACCACCTCCGCCACCGCCACCAGATCCACCTGTTGCGCCAACTTGAGTATAAACTTGCCAAGTTGTACCATCATACACCAAGGTAACTGAAACACCTGAGATATCAAGTGTTAGATTCTCAGAAACACCCTCAATTGAAGAGCTGTTTCTGTTAATATACAGATTATTTGTATTGAAGTTTGCGCCATCAGCAACGACAACCCAGTCTCCAGTTGCAGGAGAAGCAGGTAAATTAATTGTAAATGCGCCAGCAGTAGTATCAGCAATATATGCTTGTCTTGATACTGCAGTAGTGTTTGATGTAAGACGGGAGTAAGTTAATAGGTTTGTATTTGTTGCTACTCTAACAACAGATTCAGTTCCATTATCTCGTTTGAAGAATAGGTTACCATCGTATGTGTTTAATGCCAACTCACCAAGCTCTAAATCGCCTGTAGTTGGAATTTTATTTTGAACAGCACTGCGTTTTAGTTTGACCGAATTAGCCATTATAACCTATTCTATGTAGAATTGAAACAACCCAGTATATACTGGGAGTGGGAATTTCACCCACTCATGTATTTAGTTCGCTTTAATAAGAACCACCATCGATATTAAAACCATCGAGAGTAGAAGTCGCTGCACCTGCACCAGTAATATTAGTACCAACATACATTGCTTTAGTAACAGACAAACCACCTGAAAGAATAACAGATGCAGTAGTTAAGTTAGAAGCATCAGTAGCACTAGTAAATGTTACAGCACCATTGGCTGTTAATGTAGTAAACGCTGCAGAACTAGCAGTAGAACCACCAATTGGTGTATTATTGATTGTTCCACCAGAAATAGTCAATGCATTATTAATATATGCATCGGCGATAACTGAACCTTGCCAAGTACCAGTACTGATTGTACCTAATGTAGTAATAGTAGATTGGCCAACATAAGTCGATGCAATATCAATACTATCAGGATTTACTGTAATTCTATCTGCAGTACCTACGATATTAAACTCTGTACCAGAAATCGTTAAACCAGCACCTGCTGTAAATGTTCCAGTACCAGAGAACTGTTGCCAAATAATGTTATCTGTGCCAACAGTTAATACTTCAACTGTTTGAACCCAACCAGTATTACCGTATGTAGTACCATTCTCAACGAAAGTAAAGTCACCACCACCGATTTCAGCAGCAGTATCAAAGTCAGAAGCACGAGTAAGTACTGTTGCGCTAGTGCGAACATACATACCGTTATGCGCTTGAGTAGCCTGATTCTTAACAAGAATACGATCGCCATTAGTTAATGTATGACCATCAATTGCTGATAGACCAGCAGAAAGAGTAAGTGTTGCTCCAACACCTAAAGTTCCATTATCATATGTAACAGTTCCACCAGAAAGAACAGCAAGAGTATTAGTAGTTGCGCAATGTGCAGCTTCGTGAACATGCAATCCTTCAGCAACAGTATCGACATAGTTCTTTGTTGCTGCATCTGTTGGATTAACAGGTTCTGAAACTCCAGTAATAATAGAGCCAGAAACATCAACTTTACCAGTGCCATTTGGACTGATAACGATATTACCATTAGTGTCAGTTGAGGAAATTGTACTACCATTGATATTAATATTATCAACAGTAAGTTCAGTAACACCAGCAATAGAAGTTGTAGTAGAACCGAGTGTTAATGTAGAAGATCCAAGAGTGATATTTTTGGCAGTAACAGCACCAGAAGTAACAGTAAAGTTGTTGGTATCAAAAGATGCTACACCTTTGTTAGATGTAGTTGCATCTTCGCCAGCAACAGTAATTGTAGTTCCAGAGTGAGTTACATCAATTCCTTCACCACCAAGGATAGAGAATCCATGAGTAGAAGGAGTTAATGCGCCAGAATCTGTAGTAACAGTTTTAACAACTGTATCTTTTAATTCAACTGCGCCAGAAGTTACATTAAAGTCGTCAGTATTGAAAGACGCAACACCCTTATTTGATGTTGTAGCATCTTCTGCAGAAATAGTAAGAGTATTTGTACCAGAATTGATAGAAGTATCAATTCCTTCACCACCAGTAAAGGTTAGTGTATCTGTTGCTAGTGCGATTGAATCTGTTCCACTATCAGATGAAATACCAAGAGTAGTAGTAATTGATGCAGTAGTTACAGAAGTTAATTGACCTTGCGCATTAACAGTAATAACTGGGATGGCTGTTGTAGAACCATATGTATTGGCAGTAACACCAGTATTAGTAATAGAAACTGTAGAAGTGTTTCCTACATCAGAATTGGTGATAGTGATACCAGTGCCAGCAGTGATTGCGCCACCGACAGTATCATAGATATACTCGGCTAGAGTATCTGCTCCAATTTTTACACCACCATTAAATGTAGCTTCGCCAGTTACAGTTAAAGTGCTGCTTGCAGCAAGTGTTGTAAATGCGCCAGTACTAGCAGTTGAATTACCAATTGGTGTATTATTGATAGAAGTAAAACTACTATTACCTGCTGATAACAAACCACCAACATATAATGCTCCACCGATACCAACACCACCAGTGACAACTAATGCGCCAGTGCTGGTGTTGTTTGCTACATTACTAGAAGTTAAACTAACTTTACCAGTTCCATTTGGAGCAAAAACTAAGTCGCCATCAGTGTTGGTAGTACTGAGTGTATTGCCATTTAAGTCGAGGTTATCAACTTTAAGATTATCTAATTTACTAGACGCATCAGTAATAAGAGCAGAAGATGCTGTTAGTGCGCCACGAGTGTGATCTAATAAATCAGTGAAATATTTACCACCGATAACTATGTGGTTCGCTGCATCACCAGAAGTTTCTGTTCCGATACCAATGTATAATCGATCACCACCATTAGAGTCGTTATTTGTAAGTGCTGAGTATGCTAATTCACCAGCACCAAGCGTTGATGGATTTCCTGCTGTCGATGATCTTTTTATTCTAATTATTGATGCCATCTTTTATTTCTCCGTTAATATTGCCCGCCAGTTACATCTTGTGCTTCTAGCACTCTTGTGGCTGTCCATTTATTCGTTGATGTTTTATAAACTAAAACTGAACCATCTGTTGGGCTAAGTGCATCGACATCTGAAATAGTTGCGATTGTGGTTGCTTGGCCAGATGGACCTTGTATTCCGACTACTGAAGCAGTAACTAAATTACTGCCAGTTTCTACAGTTGCTAATATATCGCTCATTTTTAACTCTTTGTGATTTCTGGAGTGAGGATAACAAGACCTTCCAACGCACGGATCCTTTCGTTTGTTGAAGAAGTCAACTCGATGTCGTACAAGTATCTACCTGCCTTTACACCAGTAGTAGCTGCAGGAGTAAGTTGTAACTGAACTTTTCCTGCTGTTGCATCGTATATAGATGCGTTAAAACTTATGGCAGTGGAGGATTGATAAGATTTACGAAACTGTGATGCCACTGTATAACCAGTAAGGTTTAATACAGTACCAGTTTGATCAGTAAGTGTGACTATGCTGTTAAATGTAGTCCCTTGATCAATAACTAAATTTGCTATCGTTGCCATTCAAAATTCTCCAGCCTTAACTCTTATATTTATAATTTGCAGGAGTGCAACTTGCAAAAAA